ATCGCGCTCTCGCGAGGTGGATCGGCAGGCCGGTCTAGTGTCAAGTGTCTTACACAAAACTTAATGGCCATGTCCAGCGTATCTGTGCTAGGGACAGGTACTCTGGACACACTAATTCTGTCTCATTGAGTCTCACTTTGAGACAGCAAAATTTTCCCATTTTGGCAAAATCGATTTTCCCATTTTAAGAAAATTATTTTCCCTTTTTAGAAAATTGATTTTCCCATTTTAAGAAAATATTTTCCCATTTTAAGAAAATTAGGCCCGAAAATTGGAAAATTCGGCCTCAAAATTGGAAAATCTGTCCCTGAGTAAACAGTAAGTACAAATACCTACCGCCAGGGTCCTCGAGGGGGTGCGTTACGATTTGTGACGCTTCCATTTGCTATTTCAAAAAGGTGCTAAGCTTCCGAGCCGAGGCCCTCATTTCGCCCTTCTTTCCCCCTCACTTCCCCCTAATTCCCCTCCAAAAAACCCCACCCAAACGACTGAGATCCCTTGGTATGACTACGTTCTTAAAACTATAGGTAAACTTTTTGTTTTTGCTCTAATATATAAGTCGTATATATGTATAAAGAAAACATCTACAAAACGACCATCAAACAATCAAACAGCTCTACAATCGCCTACAACAGGCCTCTAAACAACCCATCTAGGCCCATACACCTAAAGCACCCTACACAGGCCTTCTGAAGCCTTCTACAAGCCTCTCAGAGCCATCCACCAGCAATCAACCCATCCCCTGTAATCAAAAACCTTTAAAAACCCCCATCAACGACCCACCAACAGGTAAAACACCACGAAAAGAATAAAAAACCGATCCAGAAAAAAAATTTAATCACGAGAAAAAAAATTCTTGCTTCGTTTGGCTTGAAAATCTGGTTTCTCTGGTCTATTAGAATCTAATAAAATATTATATATATTATATTATATATATTATATGAAATATAATATATATCTTAACTAATATAACTAGGGGGGTGACATAATGTAACCCTAAAGGTGACATAATGTAACCCCTAGGGTGATATTATGTAACCCCTGGGGTGACATAATGTAACCCCCTAAAAAGGCTAAAGGGTGACATGATGTAACCCCCTTTGTGCCAAAAATAAAATTGGGTGAGACAGCTAACAGAACAAATTTACCTTAAATCCTTAAGCGATCCTTATAGAAATGGAATACTAAGAGTTTGTACCTAGCCTGCAATAGCGTTGTAAAACAGCATGCTAAACGTCCCACGACCAAGAACTGAGAATCGAAATGAGACGACTCAAGTAGATCTTATCGCGGATCTTGTTTGTCTCTATGTGTTCAAAATCATTGGACTCAGCGTGAGACCTTGGGACTGAATTGTTTCGGTTGCACTACAAAGGTCTCTGCCTCTTAAAGATTTCACCTATCCTCTAATCGACCTCATCACCCATCAATGAAGCACCTTTCTGACGAATACTTGGACGCAGTAAGACTCGCGAAGCTATTTAATTGCCATCGAAACTATATTTATAAGCTTGAAAAGCTAGATGGGTTTCCAGCGGCTTTACCTAAGGAGGCTAAAAATAGTCATAGACTATGGTACAAGAAAGAAATTATGGAGTGGATCAAAAAGAATCCAGGAAAGGCAAAGCTGCAAAATAATACACCTTATTCTGTGACTATTGATCTTGGATTTGATCACTTTAATTTCTACAAAAAACTTTCTAAAGAGTGCAATATGCCCATGGAGACGTTCATCATGGAAGCAGTGGTCCTGATGAGAGAGCGTATTGGAGACTTGTGAGACTCGAGAAAACGTATCCAAGCAAACATTGACGCACGTTTTTTCAGGGGTATAAAGGCCCTAGGCCACAGGGAGGACTCCCCAGCAGCGACACGAACTTTCTTCACTCAAAACAAATGGATCGCAACAAACTGACCAAGCAACAAGCAATTGAACAAGGAAAGAAACTTGAACAGGGATCGAAAGGTGGGTTTTTCTGGACGGACAACAAGGGTCGGAGGCGATATGTCGTCAGACCCGAAAACGAAGAGAGGCGCCGCAGGCGGACTTACAGGGGCTTCGAGCGAGGAGCCTACTTCCGATATCTCCAGAACACTGGACTGTCGACCCCATCTGATAGTACCCTCAACTGAAAGCGCAGAGATGATTAACTTCTTGAAAAAACGAACCAAAGTTTATCTTGTTATTTTGGACAGCGAGATAGGGGGATTCACACAAAGAATCGTTGTCGGTTGTGCTGATGAGGCTGATGCTGTTCAGTACATCAACAAAACAAAGGAATCTCATGAAAGCATCAAAGAGATCACTGTTCTTGATCAACGATTAAGACAGGCTTTGTATTGTTAAGGCGCTTTACGAAGGAGACCATTCTTAACAGGCTTCCTTTGCCGAACCTCAAATGGCGTGTTATGATTCAGGTGTAAGAGGACCCCCTCATGACCGAACAAAACGACACCATTGAAATCCGAGTCAGAGAAACCCGCAAGTTTCTCGAAGGATTGAAAAGCAAACTTGCTGTAGTCGACTTCGTCAAAGCGAATGGCGAAGAGCGGACCATTGTGTTCAACCCCATGGATCGCAACGACATTAAAGGGACTGGTAGGACAACACCAGACCACCAGTTCAACGTCAGGGAGATTCGCTCACAAAAGTGGAAAAGCTTTGTGGTGACTCGTCCGTTCCGCATTAAATGCGGCAGCAACAAGATCGAATTTTTGGAATCCTTATGACCACTTCCACTCAACCCATGAACGTCAGGCCCATCACCAAAAAGCGTCAAGCCGAACTCATGAAGATTGCCAAGAACCTGCAGAAAGAACCTGTAGCCAAGGGCATCATCCTCAAGAGTAGGTTTCACACAGCTTTCACCAGAGAAGAGTTTGACTTGCTTAAAGAGTATGTAAGAGCTTGACTCACTACTTAAAATCACGGGGATTCGTCCCCGTTTTTTTGTGCCGATTTATGAGTAGCTCGAAGTATTGGCAACCCTGGGACAGATGATTCGGATTCAGTAATCTGCCAATCAGAAGACTTTTGGTCCGCTTCATCCATCAATTGATGATAATCTTTTATTGACTCATCAAGTTCCCTCTTGATTCGGTAGTCAATGTAGCTGTCTTCAACCCAAAAGATGACTGCGTAAATAAAAAAATTAATTAGAGGTATGGGAGTCTTGAGGTCTCTATACAACTCCCTAAAAATGTTTAATTTTAATTTACGAAGCGGCTCAATGTTCATCAGGGTTTTGGATGAAAACGTACTACATGTTGTACAAGTCCTCGAGCCTCTGCCTGAGCACCTGGTCGATGGTCTGAGCGTTCTCCTTAGCGACCTCAGTGGCCTTGATGATGTTCTGGATGTGCTGAGCGGCCATGTAGGCTCCAAACTGAAACCCTAGATTGAGGGGCGTCTTCTCCGGGTGCCTATCGTGCCAAGTTTCGGATAATGTTTTCAGCGCAAAAACAAAATGATGAAACCCTTCATTGAATGCATCTGGGTCTTGATTGTAGTAAAGCTCGAAGTCTTCGGTTGAATACATAAAGCAAGCCTTTAGTTTAGTCTACTAATTAGCTGTAAGGCCAACATGGCTGCTCTTCGATTTCCCAATCCTCAACAGGATGCAATCTAATATACATCTTAAAAAGTGACTTCATCTTTTCAGTAGTAATCTTGCATCTTCTAGCTGCATCAGGGACACTAGTCTTACCGTGGAACAAATCGGAGAAGGCCTTTTCTGCGTTGTTCATTTGTTCTTGCGTTAATATAATTGTAACGACGGGAAACTACAAATAGCAGGGTTTGTTAAATGCCAAAATGGTTATGGCAATCCATCATAGGGCTTTCTGTCTTTATAGCGCTAATAACTGGTGGACAGTGGCTAGCCTGCAGATTTTACGTACTGCCGATGGTCTGGACGGAATTTGTAAACAAAGCTGAAGTCAATAAATCCAAATTAGAAATGAGCCCTGTTGGCTGCATTGATGCAGACTCCAGGGCCATAACGGTACTAATGGGATTGCTTACTACGTTGATATCACTCAGCCGAAATGCAGACTAAGAGTTACCATTTTTCTCGATTGGCCCAGTAAGCTGCTGACATCTTTCCTTTCTTGATGTTCTTAGCGTGACGTGCTTTGAACGATGCCCGTTTCTGCTTCATCCGCTCAGATTCACCTGATTTAGGCTTGCCAGCAGTCTTTGCACCCTGTTCACCAAAACGGATCGTTTTGACCTTGTCACCCTCTTTCGCAACCACTACATGACTTTTTGTAGGGTGGTTAGGAGTACGCTTAGGTTTGTTGTAGCCTGATACCCCAGCACGTTCTAGACGAGGATCTTTCTTTTTAGCGGCCATCACTTTTTCCGCTTCTTTGCAGTCTTAGCAGACTTGCGGAATGCTTCCGCAGTCGGAGCACCTTTGCTGCCAGGCTTGCGCATTCTCTCGACCTTGCCACCAGCGGCCTTCTGTCTTTCGATGCGCTTGCGTTTTTTGTGGATGTTTGAATATAAACCAGGTTTAGCCATAACCAAGAAAGGCAGTCTTTTTAGACTACCTTTCTCAGAACGTTTTCAACGTGTGTAGTCAACGTTTGCCCCAACTCGCTCAGGCAGCTTGTAACCATCTTCGGATAAGATCATTTCAAGAAGTTCACTCTTTTTCCAAGTCTTTCTTCTTTCTTTTTCAACTTTGTGATCAGGAAATTGGATGACAGAGAACCGGTCTGGAGTTGCGTCAATACCAATTGCATCAGTGTAGTCTTTATTTAGAACAAAGCGCTCTTCCTTGTACTTCAGGTAGCAAAGGTCATGCTCAACGTCGTAAATGACCCGAACACCTTGAGGGATCACCGCTTCGTCCCCCAGGTAATCCAGTAAACCATTCAGGCGTTCTCTGGTTGTTTTCGTCGGGTTGCCACCCATGTCGTAATAGAAGCCCGAAAAAACAAAGACCTTTGTGATCTCGTCGCCCTTCGAGCAGATCATCATGATGGGTTGGTAGTGCAAAAGTACCATAAGCCCATCATTGTTAGGCACCAGAGAATCAGGGGCGTTGGACAGCGCCAAGAAGGTGATATCGGCTGCCTTTGATTTAGGGAGAGGCAGGTTTTGAAGGTAGTGAGAAACCCCGATAATCGCTTGCTGGGTTCCGTATTTGTTTGAGCGCATGAGAAGTCTCTCGTGTGAACATCCTCAATATAGCACTTGTCGGGAAAATGTTGCTCTAAATACAGTAAAGTGAGCCCTTGTCATGGTAATCCCAAAACTCTTCTGGGCGTTTCAGCTCTTTTTTTGGAATAAAGTAGGCTCTTCGACCAGCAAGAGGCTCCAATATCCAGTCATTTTTCTTTTCCATGTTTGGAGTAGTCCATCCATGGATGTTAAATTGCTTGTTTTCCAGGGTGACTAGCCAATAAACCTTCCACGGCTCGTCATCAAGCTGGATTAGAAGGTCGTAATAGTGCCTAGTTCTTGTTTTTACATCAATATTGAACGGTAAATCACAAGAACCCCTTACGGGTTCTGTCTCTTTGAAGACAAAATCTTTCATCCCCAAATAAGACGCGACGGCCATTTCACCGCCGCATCCTACCTTGTGAATAAAAAGGGAGTAGAGACCTCGAGACGCCCCAAGATTTCTGCCTTTTTTGTTTCTACTCGCGTTCCACTCTTGACGGCGTTGTGCTTCTGCGAGAGCAAGTTGCTTCTCTTCAGCCGTTAAAGAATAGAGCACAAGTTGTCTAATGCTAGATCAGTCTACTGGCGCAAACGTCTACAACACCAGCGGCTGGATCGGCGATAACAGAGAAAGCTCCATAAGAAAGGTCAAGACCGCGACCAGGAATGAAAGGGCCTCGATCGGTGATTTTGACAACCACGCTTTTGTTGTTGGCGGTGTTTGTCACGCGGACCATTGATCCAAATGGAAGCGTTTTATGGGCAGCCGTATGGGCATAGGCGTTGTAGACAGAGCCATCAGCAGCGGTTTGGCCGTGGTAACCGTCACCTACCCCATAATGGCTAGCAATTGTACAGAAAGTGGCAAGAGTAAGTAGCAAGAAAAAAATGCGACTAGTTCAGCCTACCGTTGCCTGCCATTTTCGACAAAGCTTTCCGCATCTGGGACATCTTTTTCAGGGACCTCGTAGGTCAGGAATTTATGACTGCAGTTGGGGCATTTTCTGACACGCCTGACTGAATGTCCAATAGACTCACTGCCCATCAAGTTTGTGACATTCCCGCAGTTAGGACACTCCATATCAAAGACTACATATTATTTTAATTCTAACATCTTTTCAGCCCATTTTCCTAAAGAAACAAGTTCCTCCAAAGTTGCATCACTCTTTAATTTATTTGCCCTAAGGCTAATGACTTGAACGTTCTCGTCTGTGTAAGGCATTGAGCTATCAATCCGATCAATAGATGCTCCCCATGGGCTATCGCAAATACGTGCGTAGATCAATGGCTCACCGAAAACGGGACAGTATTGAGGCAATGGAGGTATTTTAGTTAGCTGCCAGTTAATACCTCTCTTCTGCCTAGAAGATGTAGTGGACCCATGCACTGCCAAAGACTTTCTCCTGCTGAACCAGAGCTCGACGTCTTCTTCCATGCTTTTACTTTTGCGGCATTGCTTGCATTGGCAGCTATAGCCACTTGAAGTGCTTTTATCTATATTAAAAAACTCTTTATGCAATGGCAGGATGCGTTTGCAAAGAGAACACGACTTGTGAGGTACGACGTCTCCAAAAAGGTCTTTACGATTGGATGTCTTGGTTGATGCCAACCATAGAATCAATTCTTTCACAGTCTACTGAATCATTCCAGTGACGTATAACTCCGCTAACGATGAATGCATTAGTCACAACGTAGCCAGCCAGGATAAGAGTTCTTATAAAAGCGATCCTGTCAGCTTCTCGACTTGATCGCCCTTCTTTCTGTCCTAGGGCTTTACACCAAAGTCTCCACATTTGCTTATCAAATCAATGCGAGTAGGGGGACTTGAACCCCCACGACCTGACGGTCAACAGATTTTAAGTCTGGTGCGTCTACCAATTCCGCCATACTCGCGAGGTGCTCCTTGAGAGGATCGAACTCTCCTTAGGCGAATTATGAGTTCGCTGCATTCACCAGATTGCTAAAGGAGCGGACAGGCACGGAGGGACTCGAACCCCCAATCGACTGCTTAGAAGGCAGTTGCATTATCCATTATGCTACGTGCCCGCGACTAGGTCATTATATACCTAATAAGCCACAAGAGCAAGGCTGTTTTGATGACAGAGATGCCGAGGACAGGGGCCAGGAGATATGCAGTAATACTGACCAGGCTGCCGTAGATGGCGATCAGTACCAGTAAATATATGATGGCTGCTTTAGGTTGGTCCCGAAGCAACTTATTAAAGCCTGCTAGCTTTCTTGTAGATTCAAAAGTGTTTTTATCCAAGGGATTCTGGCAACCTTGATCCAGTTTACTTGGAAAATGACAATGCTAAACGGGATCATTTTTTCTTGTTTTTCAAAGAGTCTTTCAGTTCTTTCTTCTCTCGCGAATATGCGACAGCCTCCCTGACGGCTTCTTCCCTGCCTGGGCTTTCTAGGTTCTTTTCTCTTAAGACTCTTGTCCAGAAATTACTCGAGCTCGTCATCTACCAGAACTGGGTAAGGTTTAGACTTTGGACACTTAGAATACCACCAATTTTTGGTGTGTTTATCCAAGCGTTGTGAATAAATTGTTAAAACTTGAATCCAGCGATTGCCATGCAAGTCGCATGCTTCGACACTGTAAGAAGGGCAACGTGAAGATGCTAAATCCGCTACGTATCTAGCTCCGACTCTGTTCCAGCTTGGCTGCTTTCCTTTCCACTGAAGGGAACAAGACGGCCAAGGGAGTTCCTCTCTGTCATAAAGCTGGCAGCACGGACCAATGACTTTATAGAAAAAAGAACCCCCGTATGAACGGAGGTACTTACCTGGTTTATGAGGATGACTCAAGCCGAAAGCGCCTCAAGGTTATATACATGGCCATCCATGAGAACAGAAGCGTCGACCAGGGCGTCTTCAAACTGTTGGCAAGTTTCGACAAATTCAGTAACATCGTTGAACATCATTTCAACAACCTCCTGTCCTGCATACCAGGCGAAATGTTCTGCCATGCCAGGCTTGAACTGAAACCTTGCGATTACCATGATTCCATCCTTTAGTTAAGTGTATAGAGCTTTATTGGGCTCTTTGCGCAGAGGCTTGTAAGTTCTTGGGAGATTGACTTTCGTCATTAATATTCCCTTCTTGACCTTCAGCGCTGGGCGGAGAACCGGCACTTGGAGTGTCGGTTTCCCTCAAGGCTTCCTTCTTTTTGACTTCTTCATCGATCTCATTAGTCAATTCAACCTCTCGCTCCTGTTCGGTTCTTTCGATCTCTTCTGTGACCTTCAGCTCCGGATCGAGGATGCCACCACGTTGCAACTCATCAAGTACAGTCCGCTTCGAGATGATTCCTTGAGAGTAAAGATTAACCAGTTGGGCGATCTCAGAGGCTCCTAACGGCTTATTGATCAAGCTGTCGTTGAGAGCAATGCCGGATTCTGACGTGATCTGACTCAGTTCACCGTTGTAAGCGGCCCAAAGCCTCATCACCAAATTGAACGAAGCTGTCTTATTGCGAACTAAAGCCGATACTTGCGAAGCTACCTGAGAAGCTCTGAGGGAAGCTTCAGTTGCTGTCTTGATATTTGCTCCATATAAGAAGTTCAGCCCACTTCTGTCCATCAACTCTTCTACGTGAGTGATCTCAGCTTGGTGGCGCTCGAGGCTTCTGCCAGACGGTTCTGCAAATTCAAACTTGCCACCTTCGCTATCGAGATCGACAGCAGTGTTAGGTCCGAGGACCAGCGGAACAGGATGACCATCAGGTCCAGTCTTGGCTCCAGTTCTGACGGGTACTGGCATTGCACACTTATGAAGCAGCTCCTGCAGGTCAGACCTCATCTGGAAGTGCTGGATTGACAGTTCTGCAAGACCACTCAAAGGGAGCTCCCCTTGCCCAAAATGCGGAGCAGTAGCGCCGTACCAAACAATCGGAACTACAGGCAGAGTGGTTTTAACTTCTTTAATCTTTCTCTGGATCCAGCGGCCATCCGCTTTCTCCAAGGTGTAAGTCTCAACAAGATTTGGCCTGAACACGTAGTAAACAGGCTCTAGCTCAACTCCAAACCCGTTAGGAGTCGGGACTTGCTGCAACTGTCTAACAGTGGCATGGGCAATTTTTTCTCGCCCATTCTCGTTAACAATCGACCAGTTAATGACGTCTTTCCGATCGACCATCATCATGTAAGGGCGCCGATCACTTTGGAGTTCATCTAAGAAGTTGCCCTCCTCGCCCTGGGTCATGTCCACCATGATGTAGACACCCCCGTCTCTCAGGGACCGCTCATCACATCTATTCCAAAAGCTTTGAATACTTTCGCCTTGAAGGTCAATATTCTTTTCTGACTGTTCCAGAGACGCTGGGGGATCGATCAACTGAAACCGGTTAAGGAGACCGGCGTAAGCGCGAATACTATCTCTGTAGATAGGTGTATAGGTGGCTCTATGAAGTCTTTCTTGGTATGCCTTATTTGGTTCGGCTTCTTCCTTGTGTAAATACTTCTCCTTTACACTTTTATACTGGCCTCGCTTGTCGGCATAAACATTGTCAAGCAAATACCAGCAATCTGAAGCTGTCTCGAGAGACGGCAAAAGCTGCGTCAACTCCGGCCTGTGATACGAAACCAAAGACGGGTCGTTAGTCGGATGGGGAACTCCCAGCATTGCTCTCTCAGCGAAGTGGCCTTCTCGGCATAAAGGGTCGTATCACACGACTCCTGTTAGTCTTCCTTAACCCTTAGATGGCACTGCGCCTAAATCGCCCATGTAGCGGCCAGTAACTGCATATCCCCTCATAGGGATTTCCCTCAATTGGCCAAACCGTAATTGCCCAATACGCATCCCAGGTTTCAGGATGATGTTATGGCGTTGATTGACGTTTTCTAGCTCCAAGGTTATTTGGCCATGGAAGCCAGGATCGATGTAGCCAGCGAGGAGATGATTCAGACCTTCGCGCCCACGGCTGCTTTTCAGTTGAAAGTTTGCCTCGAGGTTATTAGGGATGCGAACAAATTCCCTGGTGTGAGCAAGGATGAATGCGCCTGGGGTCAAGATGAACTCATCGTCATCTTTGAGTTCATGTCTGATCCATCGAGTACGAAGGGCCTCAGGGCCGCAAATGCGACCCTCGGCTTGAATGACATTACCCAGAGTCACGTCAATTGACGCTGGGTTAATGAGCTCGGATTCATAGGGCTCAACGAGCCCTACTTCCCTGCACAGATTTCGAATTTGAAAATCAACGAGATTGCTCATTTCAGATTTTTTGTCCGGCTTGGTCAGAATCCTTAGAGGCTTCGCTCAGGCATTTGTCCGAGTCGCAGCCAGCAGCACCCTTCAGTTCGTAATCGGGGGTGTCGTACTTGCCCAATACTTCAAGGAAGCTTACTTCCGGTTTTTCGAAAATAACGGGAAGAGCTGATCGATACGAGACACCTAAATTGTTCCAGCGATCAAATGTCGCCTTATCAATAGGCTCAAATGGGAGCCTTGGGAAGGTTGCATTTGCATCAAATCGAGCGAGAAGAGCAGCAGAGATGTAACCAGTATCCTCGGTAATCGATTCATAGATCGCTTCAGAAAGGAAATCAATCTCATCTTCACGGAACTCAATAGTAGCAGAAGTATTGTGATCCGTATAGTGCTGCTGGACTTGCATGTACAGGCCCCACTGAGCTTTTGCAGGGAGCTTACTTAAGTCAAACTTGTCGCAACCAGGAAGATTTGCCCAGCTAACCTCAACAGGAATTTCGACAAGAACCTCTTGAACTCTTTCGTCGGTGACGTCATTCAGAAGGTTGCCTTCTTCATCCTTGGCTGATTGTGCCGGAATGACGCTGTACCCCCAATCTCTCAGGGCTGAGACAAGAGGATCACCCTTACCGAAGGTGATTCGGCGAATGAATCGCTGTGCCTTTGGTGGATGCCAGCCAGAGGAAGCTCCAGTGAGCAGCGACTTCGTACCAGCAGGTTGTACTGTCGTCATGCGATTCGGAGCCCGCAGGCCATGCCGCTCGCAATATTCAGAGATAGTCTCTCTGACAACTTTGCTCCACCGAGACAAGTACGCTTTTTCAGCCCTCAGGAACTTGCGACCCGCTTGAGTCTCAGGCCGCCCAGCCATCATCCACTCCAGCCATGCCTGGCCAAAAGCGTGGACCAGGAAATCGAAGAAGCCGGTGAAACTGACTCCAACGATCGGATCAATAGATCGACTGTACTGATAGCGCTCATCTTTGAAGACGTGATGCAGCAATGCAGACACCTGCAGCGCTCCAGCCTTGAAGGCTTTGTCCTGAGCCTCGTAGTCCTGAGGATCAATGGTGTTTAGATGAATTTCCGCCAGGTTGCAGTGGAAGTCAGTGCCGATGATTTCACCACAAGGATTCAGTCCATATCGATTGATTCGGTGAGTTGACTCACGTTTAGACATCACCTCGCCGGTCGTGGCATAGTGGATCTGAACAAGGTAAGCTTCGCCGAAGTCAGGACCCTTCTCATATTCCTTTAGAAACTTTTTCTTCTTTGTTTTCGTGTCAAGGATGTCGCAGTTTGCTCTCAGAAGACTCTGGGGAACGTATTGAATAGCTCCCTCGCCGGAGTAAAACTGCTTCGTGATTGAATCCTTGATCTCCTCTTGAGTTGGTTTGTGGTGGTAACAAGAAGTGTGGTTAGCCATTCGGAGGGCTTCCTTCTTGCTGTCAACCTTCCAGTTGCCATTTTCATCTTGGGTGTACAGGCCAGACTTCGAGTTGACCGACTCTTCGTCATCAAAGGCGAATTGACGCATACCAGCGCTGCGACGGATATTGCCAGCTACGACACAGGCCGAAGCTTCGTCAATCAAAAGGCAGCACTCGAGAGGAGTTAATTTCCGGCCAACCGCTCCATTAACAAGAGCGGCAACCTTCTCAAACATCTCTTTGAGCTTGATCGGGTTAGATGTTCCGCCGAAACCTTTCAAAGGCTCCCCGGCAGGTCGAACGTTGCTCAGGTCAATGACAACATTTACATCCTCACCTAAAGCACTCATCTCCAGGATGGCTCTATAGGCTTCAACCCAGCCAAGACGGCTGTCACCTACGACAACAGTCGTTCCAGAGCCGTCCTCAGAATCAATGACCTCAGTGGTGCCTTTTCTAGCTTTTGCCGGAACAGTACCGAGCTCTGAGAACGAAATAATGTTTACTTTGTTCTTGATTCCAGGAAGCTTGTCGACAAACTTAGGTTCCAGCATCGCGCCAGTACCAGAGCCCATCATGGCCAGCTCCATAATAAGCTGGAAGCTTTCGAAATCTTCAACACGGGTGCTGGTGCAGTTATACCAACCGCTAAAGTTGCTGCCGCTTTCGGCCCAATCAGTCCCGGCGACCCAGAAAGCTCGCCCAGAAGGAAAGCAATTTTGGCCTAAGGCTTGCTCAGTAACGAGTGCTTTTTCTTCTTCGGTAAAAGAGCCAGTAGTAGAGATTGCCTCTACACATCTGGTCATAGCTTCTCGGAACGACTCGCGGTTGCCGTTCTGCTTTCTTCTGCTATAAGTGCGATAAAAAACTGCTTCAGCGCAAGGAGCTGACTGCGAAAACTCTGCCATTCACCTGTGGTCGGTGAATACAGTTTACCGGGAAAATCCAGTTGTCAACAGTCGTAGACACGACATTCTGTACAGCTTCTGTCCTTGCAGAAGTTGTCCCAGAACTCTTGTCTCTTCCTCTCTTCTCTGGCTCTTGCCTCGCTAGGGTTCGGCCTAGGCTTGCGGATTATTTCTTTCATTTTCATATCTTGCGTAAGCACTCTGTAGTCCAGGTACAAGGTGGAAAGACTCACCTAGTGTGTCCTTCCCAGCGGCTTCAACGATGGTTGCCACACACAAGAGTTTTCCATGGCTTTGAGCATGTTTAAGAAGTAATTCCCTGATTGTCAGCCAAAGACGATGAGACCTTTGGCGAATGGTATAAAGGAATACCACCGCCTTGGCGATCTCACCCTCTTCCATGAGGCACAAAGCTGCATAAATTGCGGCATTGACTTCGTTGCTGCCGTCTTCTGTCATCGTTTACCTTGCCCTCGATAAGGCTTTTGACTAGGGCTACCTTTCGTCCGGCCTTGGTTATGATTAGTGCGCACCCTCTTTCCGTCGCCAATCCGAGTCCGTTTCGGGGGGCCACTTTGAAAGTCAATCTTCTTGTACATTACTTTCTGTCTTGAATAGGAGTGAAACGGAAAGGAGGGATCGGAAGGTTTGCTTTCGCGAATCCTCTTTTCAGTTTAACGTAAACAATATATGACCTAACAAACAGAACGCAGTTCAAATAGAACAGTCTGATCCTGAGTTCAGCTTCGTCTAGCGCTCCTATTGTCTCTTCAGGAAAAGCAATGATAACCATCCACAGGAGCAAAGGAATAATCATTGACTCCATGGTGGCCTCCATTTTTTACGTTAGGATACCCTGTTCGTTTGTTTCAAGCTCAGCAAGCATCACATCTTCAATATGTGCCAACACTTCAGGGGTGTCTACGAGCTTGATCGTAGGAGAGGCTAACGGCCTCAATTTCTCGACATGGTTAGGGTCGCTAATCGCCAAGATCGCCATGATCTCGTGAGGCGTGAAATCCTTGTCACAGTATTGCTCAAGCTCTAGAACTCTTTCCCAAAGCCATTTGATTTCTGGCGTTATGAGCTTGGCCATCAATGGAGCACAGTAAGGCCGCAGGAGAGGTGAATGGATATAAAGTCTGATAAGGCTTCTTTCTGCCTTAGTTCTAGTCCAAAAGAGTCCTGGTCGAAGCCATGTTTTATGAGCTGAAGTCGACTTACTCGAACCTTTCTGCAGATTTCTGAATATCTCAACAGCTAACTCTTGCTTGTTTTGAGCCAAGCGAGTAGCCGCTTTGTCAAAGTAGTGAGCACGTAATGCAGTGCTTTCAATCTTGCTGATCAGATCCTTGATTAAGTGTTCGACCTGGCCGACCTTTGTCGTATCACTAAAATCTAAAGTCTTGAGCCATTTGTCAAGAATCCAGTCAATCCAAGGTATTGCGTTGGCAATAACCTTTTTCATGTCAACCCCCAGAGATATTGCTTCGTCTGGATCTTTTCCCTGAGGGATGCTCGCAATTTTAATATTTACCTCAGACTTTAAAGCAAGTACTTGAGCCTTTTCAAGAAACAGTCCTATCGCTGCCTCTCCTCCGGCGTCGCTATCCATGCACAAGACAAAGTTTTGAGTCCTTTTCGCAAGCCTTTTCAATACAGATAGCTCAGGAGTTGCTGTTCCCTGGAGGGCAACACAGTTCGGAATGCCAGCTTGATGCATCGCGATAACATCAATATGACCTTCAACAAAAACGCACTCACCAGCTTCCCTGATTCCTTTTAGCGAATTGTATTCATTAAATACAATGTCTGACTTGTTAAATATCAGGTTGTTCTCTGTGTTCTTATATTTCGGCTTGGTATCACCTAAAGCTCTACCTGTGAACCCGACGATTCTACCTCTATGATCCTGAATAGGAATCGTTAGCCTGTTTTCCCTTACATCGAAACCCAGGCCAAAATATTTAGAAGTTTCCGCCGCAATACCTCTCTTGATAATAAAATCGATAACCCTTCTGTTTCTGGGCTCTCTTAGGCTTGCTCTATACGTCTCTTGTCGCTTCTTGACGCCTTCCAGCATGCGATCGTATTCTTGCCTTCTCCTGATCGACTCTGGAGAGTTGTCGTCGTCGTATTCGACTTGTATTCCTGATGTAGCAGCAACCCTTTCACAGGCCTCAGAAAACGCTAGGCCATACTTGTGCTGGAAATAGGAAATAATGTCTCCCCCTTCACGACAGACGTGGCAGAACAGGAAGCCCTTGTCGTCCGAAATTGTTAGAGACGGATTTTTGTCATCATGCCAAACACAATGAGTAACGAACTCTCGGCCAACCTTCTTCAAGTGAGATCCGTCTCTGGCAATAACGTCAGAAATAGATACGCTTTTAATTTTCTCAAGAGTTTGCCTGGAAACTCTCATATTACGCTTTTGTCTGATTGCTTTTGATTTTATTCGTATGAAGGAAAATCAGTTGTTAAGTCTTCCTGAAGGTTGATCATGGCTCTTATCTGGGTAAAGGGAATCTTATTGCTCGTCCCCAACATATAATTAGCCAAAATCTTTTGATCTTGAGCGCTCAACTGGTTGTAGCAATACTCGGCAAGATTCTCGTATTCCAAAGCAAAGTCAAGCTCTTCTGGCTCGAGTGACTCCGTCGGGCTTGCCTGGTCATTTAGCTCCAAAGGAGGACCAGAGCAGACGCCTTTAATCTCTTGCCACTCGTCTTGAGTAATGCCAAGCTTATCGGCAATATCCTTATCAGAAAATCCTTTGTAGATATATTTTCTGCCTTTGATCCAAGTTTCTCTCATCCGATGAGTAAGTCTCACGGCATACGTTTTGTCGCGAATCCAATGCAGAAGCTCCCCTCTGATTGTCGGGACCGCAAGGCTTGAAAACTTGTAGCCAGAAGAGGGGTCGTATCGGTATGCGGCTTTGCATAGCCCTTCAAAAGCTGCACCCTCAAGAATTGAGTAGTCGATATCAGTTGTTCTCTGCAGTCGCCACGCTTCTCGTCTAGCGAGATTGATGTTCTCAGCAGCGAGGTCTTGCTGCTCTTTGCTCATTTTAAACTGCTTAGTTTTTCTTGCCATTGCACTTCTCTTTTGTAAAGTCTATCACCAAATTGTGTTAATCCCAGCCGGATCAATGGCTTTGACGCCTCGACCCCACGTCACCTGAGTAATTCTAGGAGCCGTCCTTTGAAGGCAATAGTTAATAGCCATTGTCAATGCATCGACCTGGTCGTCATTTTTGGAAGCCGGAAATAAGCTAAATTCTGAGATAAACGCATCAAGCCATGGCGCACTGACAGGTAGGTAAACATTTCCAGCTTCCACAACTGGAACAATGCCAGATGCTCTCGCCTCTTTGCTTTTTTCTGGCTTGAAGCCTATAAGTCCAGGGACTTTCTTCTTTGCCATCTGATACACAGCGTATCCACTTGCAGCCAGCTCAATGATCGTTCCATCTAGGATATGACGTTTGTACATCCGAGACATCATGGCCATTGTTCCGATGACGTCAGTTTTTTCCCTGAATAAATCCAACAGATAAAAACTATTACCAGCCTGTCCTACAACAGCTCCTACGACAAAGTCACTCGTATTAGCATCAGTAAACGTACAGTCAACCGAAAGCATGACGCGGTCAAAATCAGGAATTACTGTGTCATGTTCGTAGTACTGCCACCAGTCAGGATTGAACATGTTGCCCCCGATCGGAGCAGGTCGCTGTTGGTAAAGAGAGGCGAACTCTCTAGCACCGATGGCTTCTCTAATTCTTTCGTAATCTTCTTCGTCATACCTTTGAGGGCAAAGAGCTTTACCTTCTTCTTCTCTCCAATCTTCTATGACATGGCAATGGGCTGGAAGATTAGGCCTGCTTCCTTTGTCTTCGTAAAGAGCCGGTAGATCGACAATGGTCCAATTCTCTCGACCCTTTTCACTAACGTTTTCTTCGCTGTCAATTAACTGGCCGATCATGTCGTTCTCTGACCAGCGAGTCTGAATGACTACAATCGCACCGACTTCTGGCTCAAGGCGAGTATATAAAGTTGAGGCATACCAGTCCCAGAGTTTGTCCATCAGGCGCCCGCTTTCAGCGTCTTCCCGGTTTTTGACTGGGTCATCGATGATGAGAAGGTGGCCTGAACGACCAGTAATTGCGCCTCCGACGCCTGCCGCCCATAGACCGCCTCCACCCTGGGTGCCCCACGCATTAACAGCTTGAGATGCCGGGTCCAACTGGCCGCCTGCTTCTTTGAAAAACTCTCGAGCTTTTCGCGAAAATCCCTGGCTGAGTTCCGCCGAGTAAGAAGATATGCCAACATATCTTTCTGGATGAGCCAAAAGATAAGCGGCTGGCAATAACTGAGAGCTAAGCAAGCTCTTGCCTGTTCTAGGTGGCACTTGCAGAATTAACCGATTACAAGTTCCATCAATAACCTTTTGCAGTTCCTTGATTAGAACAGCGTGGAATTTGTAGAACTTGTAGTTCGGATAAACCGCCTTAATAAATTTGTGAAGGAGAACCCTTTCTCCTTTCTCCCTTTGCTTAAGCTTCGCCTCCCTGAGGGTCTTCAGCATGCCCTGGTTCTGGGCTGATCTCCTCAGGTAATCCTTCCCCAGCTTGCTTGCCATTCTCTTCTAGTTCACGAAGTTCATTGCCTCTGCGGATTGCATTAATCCAATCCTCTTCCTTCCAGCTTGCAAAGATTTCAGCGAAAGGGTGGTCGTCTTCCCACTCGATAACTAGTGTGCCGTCAGGTTCCTCAAAAACCTTCATCTTGTCGTCTTCCATGCACTTTATTCGTCTATTTCTATTATATCGTCGTCTTCATTAACTTCTTGAATTTCTACTTTTTCAATTTCTTGCTCAACAATCTGGAGCATGTCTTCAACTCCCAAGGCGGCTGCCCAAGATTGCCTGGACTGGTCTGACAAAGCTGCAGTTGCCTTCATTAAGCCAGAGACTAACGACAGAGGCAAAGTCTCATCATTTGCTAATGCATCTTTCACTCTTTTGATCAGGACCTCTAGGAGGTCTTCTGAAATCTCCATCATCATTCTGGCCTGCCTTTCACTGGCATCCCTGAACTCCATGATGGATCGCTTGTGGGTCTTTTCTCTGAGCTTTTCTGCCTTATTAAAGGTCAGCTTTACTTGCTCTTTGTCCCACTGAGCAGCTCGATATTCCCAGTTGTAATTTTTAGACCACGCCCGAATCGTGGTCGGCAGTTTGCCTGCATTCTTTGCGACTTCATCCAGGCTCCGTTTACCCATTCGAAGGTATTCTTGGAAAGCACGAAACTGCTCAGCAGTCTCATGCCTCCCACGCTTTCGGGTAATCTCGTAACCCCTTCTGAAGTCGTAACAATGCCCTGCCATGCCGAAATAAATTCGTGTTAGTGTGCCGTCTACTTAAGATTAAATTTCCACTCCATCTCGCTACAAGCTTGCCAGATATTAGGCATCTCCTTCTTCAGAATCTCCTCAAACTCTAAAGCGATCACTCGATGTTCAAGTTGAGTGTCCTCTCTACGTCGAACAGAGATGTAATGCAGGAAAGTTCTTATTGGGCCTGCAACGTATAACCTGCTCCTAGAGTTCAATGGCAAGATCCCTCTGGCGCATTCTTTGGCAACGCCATTGCTGACCATTTCCCTGTAAAGATGTTCAGTATCTTCAAACAGAGTTTGAATTCTTCTGTAGTAACCAGCAAGCATTTCAGAATCCAAATCATCAATAGAGTTTTGACGATTCTTTAGGTCTTGACGGCGTAAGTGAGGAATAACAGGAGAACCAAGCTGACCCACGTCAGCATATCTTTGCGAAAATTCTTGGAATGCGAACGTCTTATGGCGAAGCAACTGAGCCGCAATTGCTCTTGTCGTATTCACCTCAATAACCATATGCCCCATTTCAAATGGAGACCAATGACCATGGCGAATCAGGTACTTAACAAGCTTGGGGGCCGTCAGGCTATTCGATTGGTTAGTTGGATTACTGACTCGAGCACAATAGACAATGTGTCCTTCGCAGTCAGGAGTAATGGTGACAAGCTTGCAATCAGAATATGGGCTCGAACCTGTCATCAGTGATGGTCTCGTCGCTACCTACCATTGTATCGCCAATCGGCTGATACCACCTTGGATATTGCAAGATCTTTGGCTGAGGGTCAAAGCGAGGCCATTCATTGTTTTTTAAGCATTTGGACAGGGTTTCCAGAGCTTTAGTGTTTTTTGCACGAGCCTCGGCTAGCATTTCAGGCGGAACCTCAAACACACCTACAGACCAGGGCTCGTTCCTCTCGATGGCCACGAAAGTGAATCGAGCAGGCTTTCCATAGGCCAGTTCAGCAGCTTTTGTGTACCAGCCAGCTTGGAAGTCGTAGCCCAAATCCACGAGCTTGCTCTGGAACTTATCTAAGGAGATGGAGTCTGTAGTCTTCAAGTCAATCACATGAACCTCGTCATCCGTAACGACAACCCTGTCAAGCCTGGCCTTGCAAGAGATACCGTTTTGGGTCCAGTAAAAAGAGACCTCGTTGAATTTCCTATAGTCCTTTTGAGAGGGGTCAAACCAGTCCAAAGACTGCAAAGTCTTAGACATACCCATAACGCTGTCCCATTGTCGATCCTTACCTTCGTTAGTCAGGATCGTTTTCTTCTTGTTGTCATCTCTCCACGCACGACCTTCTTTGGTCGTGAATTTGATTTCCGGCGGTTTGAGTACAAAGGAATTTTCGAAGGTTTCGTCTCCTTCCAAAACCTTACAATGCGTAGCGGTCCCGATCGTCATGACGGAACTCGGGAAGAACTTTCGCTTCTTGCCTGCCTGGTAGTGCGCAGGACTGTTGAGAATCGACTTAAGTGCTGACTGACTCTCACCCGGCTGACGGCGATAATCTCCATCAGGTTGGAAATACCAAACCTCTGCGTCTGCCATGACAATCAGTCTCTACATAATTCTACAAGTCGCAAATGCGTATCTTCCAATAGCTATCTGCAAGCTTGGCTTTGGTATGCGAAATGCAGGCTGACTTAATGATCGAGCAGCGGTCATCGACCCATAAGATCTTGTTCGCTGCGTCGAAAAAGGCACCCATATAGTTGTCGACATCCCCTCTAGCGGCGCCTGCACATTCAATGCTTACGCTTATGGGATGGTCAATTGGATCATAGGGCCAAGCTTCCTTAAGAAGCTCAACACATTCTTTTCTCCAATCTTGATAAGGCTTAGGCATGTAAGCCCCAAAGCGAGTCACCCTAGGGCGAGCCTTTGACATAAGGCGCAGCGGCAGATAGATCTCTGGATATTCCATCAATCAGAAGAGGTCCGCTGATCGTTGATATAGAGAGAGGTGTCCCACCTGTCTACAGGGTAGAACTTTTGGTCAGCATTAGTGAAGCGGACGACATCGTCGTAGTGAACCGAGTAAGACAGATCTTCTGTAACTGACTTCTTTTCAGACTCCTCAGCGACTGCTATTTGCAGAAGGATCAGATAGCCAGTCAGGTCCAGGCAAGTATCCTCGTCAGGACCACTCAGTCCAGCTCCTCGCGAGATACGACTTAATTTGTCGTCAATCCGAACAAGAATTTGTTCGACAGGCGATGCGCTGCTGAAAATCCTGGAAGGATTTAACGCGCTATCTCCATAGCGTTCGTTTTTGGCCAACAGAAGATCTTGAACTTTTTGGCATTGATCAACAATCTTTTGCTGAGATGCCGTCAGGTCATCATTGTGCTTTTCGTATGCATCTTCTGTCGTAGACACAGACAGTGTTATTCGTCTGACTCAGTCTAACGTGACATCCATCTTTAGAGCTTTTTACGACAACTCCTTTAGACCAGCCCGCACCTCTATAAACCTGTACGGCTTGCCCTTGCATGAAGACAGGAAGGGGATTTGGGCTTTGATTCATCCACGCAGCTTGCTCTAAAGCTTTTTTCTTAAACTTGATTTCCCCGGATTTGAGTATGCGCATTTTTATCTATAAATAAATGATTGGGCATCTGGCCGCCTGTGGAAGCAGCCCAGTTAATAATCTTTGGAATGTTTTTACTGTTTTGACCCTGAGTCAAGACATACTTTTCCTCGTTGTAATAAACGATTCCCTCTCCGACCATTTCTCCCAGGACCTCATTGATCAAGGTCTCAAGGCGATTAGAGTCTTCGTCACAGTAATCGTAGTCCCATGCTCCTACCTTGAGATCTATCGAGGAGCAATGAGGAGTGATGGCTATAGCTGCCTCCTGTGGCGTCACAGCCCCACGATGCAAAAGGATTGCTATCAGATAAGGCTTTACGTGAGCATGGGTAAGGATTGGCAGTTCTTCCAATAATTGACCAACCGCACCTGAGTAGTAAAACTCATCAGGACCGAAAGTCTTGGACTCGCTCTGTTTCGTCATGGTCTGCCTCTCAGAATAAAAAGAGTGGAGACAGGACCTGCCCCCACTTCCCCTACACGAGAGTCAAGCCTTGCAGCCTCAGAAGGGATCTGAGGAGGACTCTGACTCTTCTCTCTTGTCTTCCAAAAACGTCACTCGAGCATTTTTGATGTCAACCATTTTCTTGTCATTCCATTGACGAATAACAAGCTGACCGGTGACTGAGACCTTGTCGCCTCGCTGCAAGCGGTCGGAGACGATCTGGGCCTGCTTGCCAGTCACTTCACAACGCCAGAACTGACCGGGATTGTCTTCTTTGTTTTTGAACCACGCATACTCGTTATCGAGCACACTAAAGGTCGCCGCTTGAAAATTACCGTTATCCCGCAAAGAGACAACAGGTTCGCCGGTCTTTCCGGTCACTCTTCCAGCAATTGTTCCGCTTGCCATTGGTTGGCTTAAAAGATGTACACTAAATTCTACCGCTTATTTTTGATTCAATAATCCTCAAACATTTTTCGAGCTCTTTCTTGAACTCTTTGACTTTGTAGCCATGAGCTTTGGCGATTGTCAGAGGAGCCTTCCCTGAGCTGTATAGGTCTATGACAGCCTCCTGCATCCTGGAGTCAGCCCCAGAGAGGCTCACAAGCTCTTCTATGGTGTCATTGATCTCATTGGTTGCAGGCGACTCGATGGTGTCAAGCAGGCAGTACTCCATGCCCCAGGCGCGTCCCGCTCTGCCTTGCCCACCAGGCCGAGACATTTCAATGTCAGTAGAGCCCACCCTCAGTGCGTAGTAGGCGTCTCTGTACCTGGCCACCTTCTCTGGACTCAGCGCCTTAAGTGCATCAGAAGGCTGATCTCTGCCTTTCTCCGCGTACTTCAGCTTGAAGAACTCTTGGATCGTGTTCTCTGGCACACGCACAGGTGACATGTTGTGGACTAGGAATCTCTGCACTGACTGAAAGATCCATTTCATGGCATAAGTACTGAAGGCATATCCCTTCGTTGGATCAAACAGCTCAGCAGCTCTTTTCAGTCCAAAGACTCCAGACTGAAGCAAATCGACTGTAATCGAAGTACCGAATCCTTTACCGTGCTTCGTTCGGCATGTCCTCTGCACAACTCTCGGAATCAGCCGCAGGTTGTGAGTGACAATCTTGTTGATTGCAGCTTGTTTCTGTCTCTCAGAAGACTCAGGAGACTGGATAATACGGGCCAGTCTCAGAGTCTCTTCAGCAGGCAGGAGTGGATACCTGCCCGCGTTGTTCAACCAGAACGAGATCGAATCTGAATCTTTGGCCATTCGACTTGCGAAAGAAATGGGCCGAAAGCTACTCAGTGACCAGCGTTCCGTCAAAGAAACTTATGAAAGATCTTAAGTGATGCTTTCAATAAGCCTCTGCTGGGACCTCGCTCGTGCTAGTAGCTTTGCTTTCGGCGACTTGGCTACTGTACTTACTATTTAGGGTTTTGACCCATTTTTCATCTTTTGTTCCAAGTGTTTTAATTCCAACACCGTATTGAGTCCCAATAGTCTCAAGGAGACCCTGAATTCCCTGCTCGCAGATTCCCATTTGGGATGCAGCTTTGATAAAGTCCGCCTTCTGAGGGTTAGATCCCTTGGCAGCCTCCGCAGTGGCCTGGCCCCCAGAGGAGTTTTGAGTCTTCCCAGTTTCCAGCTTTTTTTGCTGGATCTCCTCTTCAGTGGCAACTTGATAGCCATTTTCTAATGGCATCTTTGCCCATAGCTCATAGGCCAAGCCGAAAATCATGGCCGAAGCCATGCAGGCTCCTCTTCTGTGCGTATCTGTCTCATCCCGAGAAGTCATCTTCTCCAGAGGGATCGAATTGTTCCGGTTGTCCATGACAGCCTGAGGAACACTTGTCGTCACAGTTCCATCGAGGTGCCGGAATCTGATGAGAATCTTTCCACCAACTCCAGGCGACGGATGAACCATTTGCCCATCTTGGGTTGGTTCAAAATCAACCATCCATCCTGGTGCGTGGACATGGAGCAGGTGCATAGTCCTCGACCAGTTGATGTATTTCGCCTCAAATCTTCCGCTTCCGATCTTTTCGACCAGATCGCTTGTTGCGACGCCTGCGAGGTTTGGGAGTTCTGCCATCTGATTTTTCGCTCTTGGACAGACTACCGCTTGCCTTCGCTTCCCGACACCATTCGATGATTTTTCGCCGCTCGATCAGTCCTCCGATGAGATTGCAGATGGCCTCTTGGCTCAGGCCCGCACCAAGATACATCTTCTGGACGATCCAGCCCAATTCTTCATATTCCCTTTCTTTTTGCTGCCTTGCCTCGCGCTCCCTCTTGATCTTCAGGTTCCGGGTCTTATTCCAGCGACGCCACTGCTCCCTTCGCTCTTCGTCCGTCAGCGGTTTTTCCCTTTTTGGTCGTCCCCCTTTGTTTTTCCGTTCGTCCACCTGTTTTTCTAATAATAATCTTATGTAATCTAGTATATATATATCTAAGGATGGGGTTACATGATGTCACCCCCTAAGGGTTACATGATGTCACCCCAAAGGTGACATGATGTCACCCCCTGGGTTACATGAAGTAACCCCCAGGGGTTACATGAGTTAACCCCCTGGCTACAGATTCTCTTAAGAGTCAGCCGATTGACACCGCTTTTTCGGCATCTACCATCGCTCTGTCAGCATGTTCTTGATGAACGGACCAGAAGAAGTCCCTGTTGGGAGACTCAGCCAAGTCAACAGGGCTTGGGACTATGAAGGCGGCTGGGCAAGAGTACCCATCAAGGAAATCGCTTTTAACAATCGCTTAACGCTGCAGGCTCGTAACCTGTGGATCTGGTTGTCTGCTGTACATCCTCAGGCAAGGAATATCTCCTGGGCTGATTGCGAACGGATAATGAATTGCTCTACGAATTCACGAAGAAGATGCTTGGGACAGCTTGTTGATGAGGGTCTTGTCTCGGTTGACGACGATGGAGTTGTGACCATGCACAATCCATATCAAGCTTTTAAGACTTCAGAGAATGAATACATTTCGTCTGTCAATTTCGAATGGGAGTACAAATCAGAAAACGAAGTGGTAGTAGTACCAGCAACTCCAAAGCCCGAGCCGGAGAAAGTTTCAAAAGAAGAAAAGAACGCTAAAAAAGCAGCGAAGAAGTCTGAAAACACAAAAAAAGTTATAGAGTCATGGAACAACAACAAGCCAGAATCTTATTCGACGCTCCGCAACATTTCTGACAAGCAATTGCTTGCGGTGACAAGTCACATGAAGAATTTAAACATAAAGCCAGACAATGTCTCAACCTTTATTGAGTCGATTTGCAGAGGTCTTCACAAGAGTAAATTCTGGTCTCAACAAATCGATGTCCATGGACGCAATTTTAGCGCAGTATTCGGATATGGAATCCCTCAAGATAAAAAGCTAAAGAACATTGAGACACTATTTGAAGAAGGTCAAGATGAAAGCAAACCGCGTGTTGCTCCAAGCGTGGAATACAATCTCGACCAGCAAGAGTTAATCGAATCGTATAATTATATCAAATTTGAATTACAGAAAGCTCGAAATAGAAACAATCAGCCTGAAATCACAAAATGGGAGGCACACTTCGAAGAAGTGGTAGAAAGACTTGAAGCTGCAGGCGTTGATAGCGAGGCAATTTGATGAATTTACCTATTGCGATCCAAAAGGCTGTTGACCTCGGGTTACTCGAAGTATCCGACGGGAAGATTGTCGGGGCCAATCTGAAAGCCGTCGAGACAGTCACAGGTGTAACTCGACTAGTTGAAAAACTTCAGCCGACAACAATCCTTGACAAGGAAGACACTCTCGACCAGGAAGCAATTGTGCTTTGCCGCATTCTTTCGTCGTCTTCCGGCGTAGCGAGAGAACTTTGGTCTCAACTGAGAACTGCTTTCGGAATCGGTCATGGACAAGAGCTGCCAGAATCACTCTGGTCGAGTTTAGTTTTCAAGGCAATTGGCCGAGAGATAGACATGACATTCATGGGTGAGAGAACTGGCAAAACAATTTCAAGAGATAGCCTTATCACTGGCTACGAATCATTAGCTGAAAAAAGTTCAGGGGGCGTAAGTTTTTCCGACTTCTGCTCTTCTATTACAGAGCTTTCAGACAAGGAAACAATGAAGTCCTACGGAGACGAGGATATTGAGTGGTCAACAGCTCTGGATATTCTTAAACAGAAAAGAGTAGCCGCACTTTTTAGAGAGACTCTTTATACTGCGAATCAATTCCTGAAGACCGATCCCAACTTGGCCAAGGCTTTGGAGTTCCTTCATGAGAAGACCATGGAAGGAATTGGAATGCTTAGCGGTTCAATCGGGAACCAAGGCCAAGCCATTGACCTCACTCAGTCAATTATTGGGGACCCTGGAGCAGGGAGACCTAATTGGGCGGACTATATCGTCAACGCGAAATCCCAGGAGAAACCAGTTTCCACAGGCGTTCCTGCCTTTGATTTGGATATCGAAGGAGGAGTAGCGCCACCGAGACCCTACATGCCGCGAGCAGGCCGTCTTATGGTCATTGCAGCCAGAACTGGTGTGGGTAAGACCTGTTTTGGTGTTCATGTCGCTTCCTCCTTGGCAAAGGGTGGACTGACAGTAGGGTTTGTGTCCGCTGAACTTGAACATAGGGCGATCGAAGCTCGCATCATCGCGAACTTAAGCAAAAGTTTAGGCGAGGCCCCTTATCACTGGAAACGCACTCCAGATCTTGGGTATGTGACGGTTGGTGAGCTGGAGATGCCTGGTGCTACAAACGCACAGGACAGGATCGCTCAGATCGTTACCAACGTTTCGATGAAGCTTGACGGTGTCTCTGGAAAGATGCTCATCGAGGCCCCCTGGGGCGCAGACGTGGACGCATGCATCAATACAATGCGCTCAATGAAGGCAAAGAGCCCTGAGTTGCGAGCAGTAGTGCTAGATCACTTCCACGCCCTAGCGAGGCACAAGGGAGGCTCCGCGAGCAACCCCAGCGCAATGCTTGAGGACAGGGCGTATCGACTGATGACAGCGGCCAAAGAGCTTGACATTGACTTGTTTGTCCTGGCTCAGCTCAATCGGGTGGGCATGGACGCCACCTCTTCTGCAGAACCCCAGCTAAACGAGATCAGAGGCACTGATGCTTTAGCACACGTTTCTCACGCCACCTGGCTGATCCGAAAGATAAAAACCGAGGACAATGTCAACAGAGGTCTTGAGGTATGGCACTCTAAAGTCAGAGGCAGACAGGCTCTATGGGAAGAGAATGAAGGAATACTCGAAAGCATTAAAGGTTTTCACGAAAAAAGCATTGTGATGCTCGACTATGAAACCTCCTCAGTCGCATCTGATACGACCATCTCTGATGTCACCCTTAGAAACGGGAAAAGCTATTAATCATGAAGAACATTCTTTTTGTTACTGTCAGCTTCTTTGCTCTCAAGAATGCTCAGCTCATTGAAAAGGCATACGAAATTTTCAGTTGGCTGAACAACACTACCACCCATTTCCTGCTAGGCAAAATCGACAAAAGCCGCTGGAATCATTGTTTAGCTGCTAGTGAGCAGCAAGTTGAGATTTCAGAGCTAGCAACACTCGAGAGGATAATTGGTGTGCGCAATGAGGCCCTGAAGCATGGCAAGTGGCGCGAAGAAGACGAGATGGAGCTGAACGTTCTCGCCAACCTGCTGGCTAGCGAGCATGACTGGGAAGTAGACTCAGTCGAGAATTATATCTACTCTGTTATTGATACTGGCCCAGCGGTGAACGCAGAGGACTAGTCCAGAGTTTTCAGATAGTCAATTATCCCGTTTCTTCTTATGTAACAAGAGCAAGCCCATCCGATGGGTTTTACGTAATAGATGATCTCTCCTGTCTTTTTACTGACATGCTGGGTTGGCTGTATTGCAACACCAGTACTCTGCACATTGTGACCATCCCAGTAATAACCAGGTAAAAAGCTTAAAACTGATTGTGTCATCGCATTCTCCCTTAAGAGAAGTCCCAATACCATCCGTCACAGTTACTTGCGATTAACCATCGCTTCATTAAATTCTTTCTGTCGTACTTAACAGCACAACCATCTTTAGGACCCGTCTTTTTGTAAAAACCAGCTACGAGATCAAGGTTTCCGAAAGGATCATGAACGATAAAATCGGTATCCGTGTAACCGATTAATGTCACCCAATGGCCACCTCCTGAAACATGGGTGATATGACCTTTATGCAAAATCCCGATAGGCACAGGGATATTTGAATTCAAGAGATCAATAAGGGCCTGCTCAGTCCCATCTGTGCGAAATCTCGCAGGTATTCCAAGAGACTTCAAAGCCTCTACATGAGCTGATGCTGAAACCGTATCACCATAGTCAAATACGAAACTTATATATTCATCGTCGTCGTAGATGCTTGTAGGCTCTAAATACTTAATCGCCATGGCAATGGCAGAGGATTGACACATTCTTTCCCCGTGCCCCGTCTTGCTGTCCCTCTGATAGAAGTAAGGAGTGCCTTCCAGAGAGTTCAGATCCGCTTCAGAAGACTCGTCCTGGCTGTCTCTATAAAGAGCAGCAAACATGACGAGCTGAGCTTGGCTCAGAGAGGCCTCCAGGGCTTTCCAAGCTTTTTCCTGATGCGCTAAGCCTTTGTAGTACTTAGCGGCGTCACAGAGGCTGATAGAGGCCCCTGAGGGCTTCATGGCATCCGAAGGTTGTTGATTCATTTGATTCATCAAGCCAATCAGTTTTTGGGCGTAGCTAGGGTCAGTTGCGTATTGCTCCGTAACAAGCAGTCGAGCGCATTCTTCTCTGGTGCTCGCTCGATTGACGCCTTTGAAATTCTTATAGTCTTTATACCACTTGCCTACTAAATCCTTGACGCAGGCCTCTACTGACTCGTAATCTTTGAAGTTGTCTTTGATGTCTATGAATTTTTCTCCATTCCACTCTTGAGTCGATACTAAAGTTCCTTCGCCTTTAATACCAAAGACGTTGTTCTTTCCACTTTCGTGTGCTCCCCAGCCGCTCTCAAGAGCCCACTGAGCAGCTACGACTTCTGGGAACCTTGCTCCCGCAGTGAATGCGTATTCGCGAATTTCATGCCAACCGGATTTATTCATAACATTCACCAGTAACCTTTAGGGCATTTAGCAAAAGTAACTCGTGCCTTGAAAAGCATGAAGCAGCCACAAATACTGCATCTTTGAATTCTGCGCTGATAATGCTTGCAGTTTTCGCAGATCTCGATTCTTTCCTTAAATCCCTTTTTAGCCTCTTCGGCCATTAATCTTTAGCCAGTTTATTAACTATACCGGCAAGGATCTCGATAACGCGATAAGCCTTAGACACGAATTCGTCATCTTTGGGCGTCGGCGTCAGATTGACAATCGCGACAGCCGCTGCGTGAACAGCAAATAAAGCAGCGAGAAACTCAGGGGCTTTAGCAATCAGGAATGCAAAAATTTCCATGACAAACCTGCGGTCGAAATAGTGTGCCTACCTATTCCTCTTGACTGCTTCTAATGCTGAAATTCTTTGCTCTGCATTATTGAGGCGGCCAAATATCTCATGCCTGTCCTCTTTCATGTCATTCCGCAAAGCTGTCAACTCTTGGCCTATATGTTCAACTCCTACAGAAAGCTTAGTGATTACATCCCTGTTCTCACCAGACCTTCTAATCATCCTTGATGCACTCATACCGGCAATTCCAATAATTGCGCCAGCTATAGCGGCTATAACCTCCATTGATCTGACGCAATTGTGAAACTACACTAAGTTAGGCTTCCTTAGCTAGCAGGCTCTTCCGGCCAGACGATTTCATAAGGGAAACCTTCTTGCTGCGGTACGTCACGCAATTCTTGCCGATAATCTGTCCAAACCGCTGAAACACTTGAATCAGCTAGCTGCGTCCAGTCAGACTTTTCCAGTAACTCGTTTCGATGATTGCGAATATTTCTTTCGGCGAAAGAAAGCTCGAGCTGGTGTTTTGTCCAGACCTGAGTCCAAGCCCCATCCACAAGCTCGCAAGAGTGTTCTAGGCTATGTGTTTTAGGATCATTTTCAGGCGCAGGCGTTACTGTAACGCGAAACACGTTAAAATCTTCAAGTTGTTCATCGGGAAGAGTCGCTGGAAAAGACGTGTTTGGATTGTCACGACGCAAGTCACGCATCGTGTAGGGAAAGCTTTCAACGGAGTTTTGAACGATTTTTGCAAACATGTTAATTAACCAAGGTCGTACTGAGTAACTTCCCTAGGATTGTTTCCTATGAGATACAAGCGCGAGCCATCAGGAGTTATTGTGAACCCTGTTGGGGTTGCCTGCTGGCTATTGACCGAAACACTATAATCGGGTGTAGATGAAGATTGAATTTGGGAGATATCATAAGGAGAACTTAAGTTGAATTGGTAAAGTGTATCATTACTATAGCCTAAAATATAGCATTTTAATCCAGTCGGAGAAAAAATAATGTCTACTGGGTTACTAAAAGGTAATTCACCTGAAGAGCTGTGATAGCTCGCATTTGCTATATCCCAGGCAGTATTCATTGTCCATTTATATATTCTGGTATTAAGGAGATCAACTGCGAATATTTGATCTCCATTCGCGCTAAAGGCAAAGCCCCATGAATAGGCTGCGTAACTGGAGATGTCTAAAGTGTCAGGATTAGTAGTGTTCATTGTGGATACATCGTAATCCGTACTTAGCGGATATGCTGCAATCTTATCGGAGATGTATCCCGTTACATAAACATAACTTCCATCGTCCTTAAATTTAATGCCAAGTGGGCCGTCAGTGGCTGTAGAATTCACAGAATAGGCAGTTGCTGAAGCTCCGTGCGAACTAACATCCCAGTCAGTAGAAAGCAATTCTTGATATAGATAGTCTTCGCTGTAGGATGAGTAGGCCAGCTTGTCCCCGTTGGCACTAATGTCAATACCGAAACTATTACCGGTCCCTCTGTTCATAGTGTCACTACGAACAAAGCTAAGCGTATCAAGGTCAGGCCATTCAGTTACACCGGCGTTCCCAGCCGCAGCAAGTTGCAATGTCTTACCTAACATTACACATAGCTCCCCACATAAGCACCATACAGCGTAGTGCCAACTTTCCAGAGCACAAAGACATCTTTTGCGGTTAGCGTTGGTGCGCTATTGCCTCCAGAAGTCACCCAAGTAATTGTCGGCCAGGTAATGGTGTAACTTGCGCCTGCTTCAAGCAATAACACAACAGTTTGACCTGCTTGGAGAGATTCGGTAAAGGTCGTATTCGCGGCAAAGGTTTTACTTTGAATGCTGCCGTTAGCTGGGTCAATATCAGTGCCCGTCAGGCTATATGTTGTCTCCTTTAACTCGCCAAATGTCTGCTCTGCGCTAAATGTCTGCGCTATGTCAAGCTTTGCTGTATCAGCATCATAGGCTTGAACATCAGTTCCAATCTCAAGCCCTAAGTTGGTACGAGCATCAGCGGCAGTAGTTGCTCCAGTGCCGCCACCAGCGATAGCAACAGTGCCGCTGCCGCCGCTGTAATTATTGATTGTCAGAGCAGAGCCATCAGAAGTTCCAATGGTATTTGTCTCATGATTGATCTGTACGCTCATCAGATATCTAATGCAGATTGGAACTCGTCTTGTTCTTTAAGCCATAAATAAGCAGAAGCTACAGGGTTATCGCCCGCAGGAAATTCATCTAATTGGCCGTAAAACGCTTGCGCGTACACCCTCATAAGGTTTTGTTGTCGAGCTTCTTCAGTAGCAAAATACTCTACATGAATTGAGAAACCGTCGCTATTAATCCTCAGATTCGTAATACGAGCATATGTCTCTGGCACTGGAATGCCGATATCAGTATTCTGTAAATCGACTTGTAATGCCATTACGAATCCCGCGTTTTCGTCATTATTGTACCTATTAGCCGAAAAATCTTTGCTGGTTAACTATTAGACTCGCATTCCAATAGCAATTAGGGTTAGTACCTGATAGGCCTGTGGCCTTGATTTCTACATAGTTACCATTTGTGCCAATAGCAATACTGACTCCACTTAATCCTGCGTCATATCCGAGATCATCAATAACAGTATTGACAATACTTACACCGCCCGTATTTCTCGCTACTATTTTAACCTCCCAGGCTCTGACTTCGTTTGCGCCAGCTCGAGCGCATACCACAGTTCCAGTTATAGTTTGGACATAATTAGATGGTACAGTGAGATTGGCTCCGGCGACATCTGTATTGTCAGCTAAAAGTTTAGTTTCAGTAGCGTCAGTAGTCCTTGCTGATATGTTCCTAATGGTTGTACTGCTATAGCCATAACCGTCAACACTTTTATTATTACGTGAACTTCCAATATTGATTCCGCAATAAACATTTAAATTTGACCAATAGCCTGTAGATATCCCGTACTTAGAATCGCTACCAGTATAAGCTCTAAATCCACCAATAGCCGCAGTGTATTGACCATAAGTACTGGCTAGGTCTGTAGCTATTACTGAGCTATAGTTTGCGTTAACAATAGCGTCCTCAGAGCCTGCACCAAATGCGTATTGTGCTTGGACTTCAATATCGTAACCGCCAATTGCTGCCGAATAAGATGAATTTGCCCTATTGTCCAAGCCCCCAATAACAGCGGAATAACTTCCGCTAGCAAAGTTCCTGTATCCGCCGACTAATGCTGAATAAGCACCACTAGCGACATGATAACTGGAAGTACGACGAAGCTGTAAATCAACGGCATAGGCGCCTCTTTTTTCTCCTCCGGTTGAAGTATTATCAGGCACATTCGCTAGAATCGCACCTGCACCATTCGGTACAATTGCGATGTCCATGTCAGTCGTCGTAGCGACTGGAGATAGCTCTAAAACAGTCTGAGTGGCATTAGGAGTTGTATTATTTACGTCTGTTTCTAGATCTGGATTATTCTCAGGAGGTATTGAATATCCAGTGAGGTTTAACGTGCCCCCAGTGGTGCTAATCGTATCGGTCGAATGATCAAAATTAATAGCCATTGTCAGAGGTGGGTAGTTTCAAAGTTTGCCGACCATTTAATGGTTGTAGCCGCAGCGCCGGTTACTGTTACCGCAAGACAGTCATTAGTGCTGTCTGCAGTAACTGAAACATCCCAAGAGCTTGCGCCAGAAGTTTCAGCAACTATTGTCTCGGAAAGGCTACCGACGATAAATATCGAGCCAGAACCTTCACGCGCCATGCCAGTTATAACCCAACCTTTAAAGTCAGTTGAACCAGACTTTGCAATGCAGGTTAATTTAAAGATTACAACTTCGTCAGTTGTAAGCGCTAACTGATTATCAGTAGAAGCCGTTGCAAGGTCACTTGTTAAGACAGTAGGTGTAGCGTCAGTAGTCTCTACGCCAAAGCTTAGTAACGAAAAACCTCCCCCTGTATAGCTTGTGGCTCCTGTGCTTAGGCCATGACTCTTAAGGGCGATTTGGCCTTTAGTATTGCAAGTGGCTTGGTTGCCGATAGCAAAGGCGCCGTCGTGAGTACTCGAGCTTGAGTCGCCAAGACTTACGGAGAATCGACCTGAAGCGGTTGTGCTGTAACCCCAGGCTAAAGAATAGATACCTGAGGCAGTGTTAGCGGATCCGCCAAGAACCGTCGACAGATTGTTAGAAGCAGTGTTTTGGGTCCCTCCTGAAAGTACTGAGAAGCGACCTGAGACAGTGTTTAAACTTCCTCCTCCAAGATACGAATAGTCGTTCGATACAGAATTTGATGATCCACCGCAACAAACTGAATAAGCTCCAGCACTTGTAACTTCATTGGAATTTCCGCCTCCAACAAATGATCGGCTTCCATCGCTAATATTGTTGGAGCCACCGCAAATAGCAGACCAAGTTCCGCCCGCGTCATTGACTTGACCCCCTCCCACAAATGCGACTGAATAGGCTGTATTGGTATTTCCTCCGGCGATGGTTCCGTAGGTTCCATTTACAAGATTTCCGAGTCCACCGCTGACGGTTGAGTACGCGCCTGTGGCGCCTAAAGTGGCACTCGCAGAATTGAGTGTCATCTGCCAGCAGGTGCTACCGATCCCTCCCTTAGGCAGTAAAGCAGCAACGGGGTCCTTTCGGTAAATAGCTCCGTCGCCTTTTGGCTCTAAGACAAAGCTTACGTTTGCCGCAGCACTACCGAGGCTGTCAGTCCCTTTGGCTTGCAGTTGGCTTAAAGGAGTTGTGTCATGCGGAGAACTATTTATGTTTGTGTGAGTAAAGCCGTTGTCGACGTAATTAGCAACGTCGTCCCATGCAATCGTATCAGTGCTGTGGTCGTACTTGAGAAGGCCGCTTGTTACTCCTCCACCATCTAACGCAGATAATGTATCCGCTGTATTAGCAATGATAACTGAACCTTTTGCCGCAGTACTAAAACCAGTACCGCCATCTGATACGCCAAGAGTTCCGCTGATCGCACTAGCGCTTAAATCAATTGATAGTTCACTGGTATCAATCACCAAGCCGCTGTTGGCTTTTAAATCAAGGCTAAATTCATTACCTACAGAGAGGTCGAGACCATCTCCGGCAGTGTAAGTCGTGTCAGTGTCCGCCGAAGAAATTGTAATAGTACCATTGCCTTCGGTAATAGTTATATTGGTGCCAGCGGTAAGAGTTGTTAGATCAAATCCACTTGTTGACGTATTGCCAATCAGAAGTTGTCCGTCAGTAGGTGTCGTTGACTGTCCTGTTCCTCCGTCCCCAATTGCAAGAGTTCCGGTAATGGCGCTTGCTCCCAGGTCAAGCGATAACTCCGTAGTGTCAATAACTAAACCGCTGTTCGCCTTCAAGTCAAGGCTAAACTCATTGCCGACGGAAAGATCTAATCCATCGCCTGCCGTATAAGTAGTGTCATTAGATGCAATTTCGATTGCACCAGCGGACTCGGTAATTGTTACGTTGGTGCCTTCCGTTAAAGTCGCTAAAGCGAACCCGGACCCATTGCCGATAAGTAATTGACCATTTGCGGGCGTTCCGGTAAGACCTGTTCCGCCTTCTCCTACGCCAAGAGCAGTGCCCAGATCGAGGCTGCCGCCGATGTAGACATTACCAGCAATACCAGCCCCGCCTGCAACTGTTAAGGCTCCGGTGGTTGTAGACGTTGATGCTGTGGCGTTTGTGGTGCTGATTGTTCCGGAAGTCCCCAGGTTCGCGGTAACTCCAGTGCGGCTTGTCGTCGTATGCAGGTATTGGCTATGGTCGTCGTCACCAAGGCCATTCAGTAAGCCATGGTCACTTGTGCCTCCCTGGTTGACAGGCATTGCAATGCCGCCTGTCTGAAGCCACCTAATGTCGTAAACAGATTCTAACGCTGCGTTTGGCGTGTTTGTGTAATTATCAGTACTAAAAGTTAAACGGTAAAGAGGTCTAAATTCAACTGAAGGGAAACCCGTCAGAGCTAAATCAGTGAACTCTTCTTCTTCAGCCTGACCAATATTAGAAAACTCTCCTTGTCCCATCACGGAGACAACAGGATAGTTTAGGTTATGAGTAGCGCAAATAAAATAGTTGAAAAACTTGCCTGAGCTAACATCAGGAGTAGACCAAGTGCTTCCACTTAAAAGGTTGTACTGAGGTCTTGCCGTACCCTGCTTGACAGGGAAGTTATTTGCAGTTGTGATTTCCCATGCCGAACCATTGATATATAGGACGGGAATCTGCGCTGGGCCGCTAAGGTCTTGCTGCCAAGTATTTGCAGTAGGAGTATTCGTGTCTACAATGTCAACCTGCAGGTCTTCATCGAAGAACGTGCCTCCGCTGATATCAATTTGCGCATGAGCATCAGCGCTACCATCGCCAGTAGTCGTAAAGTTGCTAATACTGAAACCATTAGCAATTACAGCACCTCTGGTGCGATGTAAATACTCATGAGTCGCCCAATCGAGGGCTACACCATGACGCTCATCTGCAAAATAGATCGCCGTTGAAGTTGTAGCGTTCCAGTACACATAGGCAGTCGGCGCATGATTTTCCCAGTCAAAGTAACTGGTCTGCTGGCCGATGTTGCCGGTGTTATCAAAGTAAATGTAGTAAAGGCCAGTAGCCGTTCCAATCTGAACGGATTGAGCCGAGGTTTTTGTGTATTTTTTACCTTTGCACCAAACAGAAAATTCTGAACCAGTTGGAGAGATTGTAAAAGTTCTGTTTGTATTATTAAACGAGATTGTTGTGTCTGTTCGATTTGGGAAGCCAGTTGGCTCGAACGTATCGGTAATTCCGACAATATCTCTGATGCGATCGGCAAAACCAGTACCGTCAAGATCTTCGCCAATGGTGATAACACTTTGTGTGCCATCATCCTTCAAGGCAAAAAGTTTACCATCGGCGTAATTAATAGCTAATTCGCCTGTGGTTAAATCACTTGTGGTGGGACTAGAAGATGCAGTCCCAGTTCTTTTGATCCTAATTTGGTTAGCCATTTCTCGTTCTGCCTATGTTATAGTCTAGAAGGATCCTCCGTCTATTTCTGTTTCCCAAGAGATTGTATCGGTGGTAGCGTTGTAAGAAAGGATTCCATCGTTGCTTCCTCCTCCATCGAGAGCCGTTAAAGTATCTGCGGCATTCGCAATTAACACAGAACCCTGAGGAGCTGTCGTCAGCCCGGTCCCGCCACTAGCAAAGTCGATCGCAGTTCCATTCCACGTACCGCTCGTGATTGTACCAAGCGTCGTAATACTTGTCTGTCCAGCGTAGCCAGAAGAAATATCAATACTATTAGCACCGACAGAAATTCTGCCGGATGTACCAACTACATCAAGAGTGTTTCCCGTCTTTGTTAGACCAGCACCAGCGGTGATCACCCCTGCGCCAGAAAACTGTACAAACGATAAACCCGTAGTATTAAGCGTTACGGTTGCATTGTTGGCCAGTACCCATCCAGTATTGTCATAACTAGTACCTTCCTCCACGAAGGTAAACATGCCTGGGGTTACCTTATCGCTCGTGTCCGCATCGTCGGACCTGCTCCAAGCCCCTGATGCAACGACATAGATACCGTTTTCGTGAGGGGTGTTCTGATCTTTGACTAAAACTCTTTCGCCAGCGGCTAAGGTGACACCATCAATTGCCTGAGTACCACTTAAAGTAATATTACCTGTAGTTGCAGCTCTGACGCTTTCTTTAACATCAAGACCAGTTCTTGCGGCATCGACGTAAGCCTTGTTCGCGGCGTCCGTTCCAGCTAGAGGTGTAGCAACATTATTGATTAACTGACTACCAGCATCAATCGGCGCCGTAGCGGCGGCCAATGAATCAATTGTATTTGTCTGAACCTGAGTATCAAAATCGGTAATCTTTGCCGCTAAGATATTTGGAATATCATCAGCAACTAACGATCTAAATGTTGGGGCTGCTGAAGGCGTTGCCGCTGGACCAGCAAGAACCGTATTTGGCGATTGGGCAATGCTTTTTGAAAAATATGCTCCCTCTCCGCCGATCGAAATAACCGCTGCAGTTGCACCTGAACCAAAGCCATAGTAAAGAATTTTACTGGCTTCATTAAACGCTAATTCCCCTTGAAGGAGACTTGTAGGAGCACCAGATCCGCCAGACGCATCTCTTCTTTTTATCCTAATTGCGCTGGCCATTCAAGTCAGGTTCTCGTCATTATATCATTCCAAATTCAAAAATTTCCCCCGTCTAAAACTGCATTAACATCGCCGCCAACACTAAGGTTTCCCTGGACTCCGACTCCACCTGTAACAGTCATAGCTCCTGTTGCAGCCGTCGTGCTTGTCGTCGAGTTTGTAACACTTAAAGTCCCTTGTATTTCATGACTAGCTGTAATCGTTCTGTTAATGCTGACGTGCATGTACTGGAGGTGATCATCATCAGTCAAACCATTCAACCTTCCATGGTCAGTAATGGCTCCACCAAGACCTCCTTCTGCTCTTAAATCCTGATAAGAGTCAATAACACTTTTTACTGCATTAGTATAAGAAGCGTCGTACTTGTAGATTATTTTGTATAATGTTTTCAGGGGAACATTGGCTAAATCTCCAAGATCTAAATCAGACAGTCTTTCTCCTTCAGCTTGAGCGGCAGTACTGTACTGATCCTGCCCCATCACTGCAACGATTGGATACTCAGTGTTTCCTGTGGAAACAATGTACGAAACAAAGTAGTGATCATCTGATACTTGGCTCGTACCCCAACTTGCTGTATACGTATTGTATACAGGTACACCGGTATCTAACGAGAGAGCGTAGTCCGTAGAAGTCGCCAGGTTCCATTCTGTACCATCGAGGTATAAGACTGGGATCTGAGCTGCCGGTTGGAGAACTTGTTGAAATTCGTTTGAGGCAACATTTGAGGCAGGAGATGCGTTGTGCTCTACCTCAATCTTGACATCGTGGAAAAGAGTTGTGCCATCTGCTAACTGGAACTTCGCATGATCATCAGATGTTCCATCAGGCGCAACAGCAATTCCGCTAATAGCAAAGCCACTCTTTACGACAGGATTTAAAGAAGAGTCTAAGTACTCAAGCGTCGACCAATCCATGGACGCGCCATGACGTCTGTCAACCAGCAACGTCGGAGAACCCTGAGTTTGATTCCAATAGAACTGACAGATTGGAACGTCAGCCTTGTAGTCAAATTTAGTTGTCTTTATCTGCAGGTCACCGTTGGTATCTAAATACAGATAGTAGAGGCCGGATGATGTCGGCTCAGCTACAGACTTGTAGGTACTGAAAGTAAATTTAGTACCTTGCGACCAGAAAGATGCATCGCTTCCGGTCGGATAAAACCAAAACTCCTGCTCAGTTGGCCGGTACGCAATAACCGTCAGAGTCTTGTCGACTAAGCCGTGAGGATTCTTTGTGTCGCTTACGCCTGTCAGGTTCTTAACGAAAGCCTGATCCAGGGAGACAGTAGTCCTGCCAGCGGGCTGGAAATTAGGGTCGTAGACCGCATCAATGCCGTCGCCGCCTTGAATCTCAAGTGCAATCGATGCCGTGACGGCTGCCGCGAGGTCTGCGGTAGTTACATACTCGAGCCTGGTTAGGACACCGTTCTCTTTAATATAAAGTAGGTTCTCGTCTTTAGCATACGAAAGTTCGCCTTCTTCAAAATCGGCTTGAGCAGCAAGCAGGTTTGCATAGTCACCTCTTGCAATCTGAATTACAGCACGATTAGAGGGAACTGGCATTTATGCTCCGGCGATGAACTAGTATTCCGCTACTTTTATTTTTTTGACTTCCGAGTTCCCTTTCCTGGAGCGAGTCTTGCGTTCTTCCCGTGGCCGTTTCTTGCTCTGTTTTTCTTTGGATCTTCGAGCTTAAAACCGCCGCCAGAGGTATGGCTGACGTCTTTCCCGCCTTTGCCCATGATTCCGCGAGCGCGTCTTTCTCTTGCTAATTCGGCGCGATATTTTTTCTTCTCTGGGCTTGCATTTCTTTTTTTATCGTATGCAAGCTTCTTTTTATAAGCTTCTGGATTTTTCTTGTAAAAATCGGCAGTGGACCTCTTTTTTTGTGCCATTTTACTTTTTGGGTTTGCGGGTTAATCTATTAGAGGCGCCGTTGTATTTTTTCTTGCCCTTAGAGGACTTGTCAGAATACTCGCTGATAACCTTACCTTTCCCCTTCGAGGAAGATAATTGCTTAGCAGTCGATAAAGGCATTGACATTAGTAACCTCAGAAAGGGGATCCGTCTTTGTTTTTCGAGCCGGGAGCATAGGCAGGTTCTCCTAGACTCCCATCATTAACAGGATCAGTGATTTGCCGCCTTTGTACCTTTGGTTGCGCTGCAACAATCCCGGCATCAATGTTGACGCCATCGATAAACCTAGGACCAACTAAGTACTCGGGCTCTTGCATCACTTGGACTCAGGGTTGAAAGGTCTGAAGGCTTGGGTCTTAGGCTTAGACTCTTCCTTCTTAGGCTCAGCCTTAGGAGCTTCCTTCTTAACGGTTTCCTTTTTAGGAGTTTCCGCTTTCTTTTGGGTGCGAGCAACAGGCTTTGCCTTAGGCATTTCCGTGCGCTTTTCTTCCCATCCGTCAGCCAGCAATTCTCTAGCTTCAACAGTGTGGTAAGCGTTGCGCTCCTTCCCGTCTTTGATGAATACGGTTGGAAGTTTAGGTAAATGCATAATAAAAAAGGGTGCTAAGCACCCTTATTATTCCGTTGGCCTTTAATCAGCCGACGTTTTCGACCATGTCCAGGAACACCTTGGACACGGTGATTGAGCCAGTGCCTTGAGCAAGGGTATAGCTGACCAGGTTGTCAGCGTCGCAAAGAGCACCGCGCAGGTGAGCAATACCAACGCCACTCTTGTCGAAGTCGTTGACTCCAAACACCACGTCTTGGCCACCAATGTTGGCGGTCAGAGTTGCATCGCCAGTCACGGCAGCGCCGATAACGATAACGCGGATGGTCTTGATGTGAGCCAGGGTGACATTGCAAGCAGTGTCAGTTGTAGTGACCTCGAGGTTTGCGTCGAGATCAAACTTCTCTCTAGGGAAGATACCAGTAGAACGACGTGCCATGATTACAAAAACAAGATTACCGACCTTCGTGCTTCAGCAACGTGCAACGAAAGTCCTAAAATATTTTACCTAATAAAAACAGACAAAAAAAAGAGGGCCGAAGCCCTCTCTCCTCACACACTTAATTATATCAAGCGGTAGCGTCGACGTTGGTCAGGCGAGCTGCGCTACGGCCATTAACCATAGCCAGGCCGCAATACCACTCGACTCTGATGATCACCTGAGGGGAAGCGGTGGATTCGCCGAGGTCACGAACCTGGACGCCGCCGTTCTGAATGCCGGTCAGCAGGTCGCTGCCGAAGGTGCAGACGTAGATGGACTGGTCAGCAGGAGTGCCATCGAGAATGGCAGCGTTCTGGTGGTCGCGATCCAGTTCGATCACAGGCAGGCCTGCATAGACCATCTGCTGATAACCGAACTCGCTACGAGCGATTTCAATCTGAGCAGAGGCGCGAGCTTGCTTGGTCAGATGACGACGAGCAGACTTGGACATCACCAGATACTTGGTGCCGCCTTGTGCATCAACAGCGTCGATAGCTTCGTCAAGAGCGTTGAGGTCCAGGGCAGCAGCGGCATTGCCGTTACGGATCACCTGAGAGTTGGTGGCATAGTCACCAGCAGGGAGGCGAGCAGCCAGGCCGTCAAACTCAGCAGGGGAAGCGTTGCTGTCGCCGTTGATGAACAGGCTCTCCCAGGACAGACGCATAGCGCGGGTCTTGGACTGCACCTGATAAGCGCGGGACTCGCTGCCCTCGAGGTCGAGAATGGCACGGTCAATTTTGATATCACCGCCAAACAGACGCAGGCTCTCAGACTGCTGACTAACTTCTGCGTAGCTCTCGGAGTAGTTAGCGTTGTAGTTTCTGAAACCAACGTCACCGAGGCTCTCTTCACGCTTCCAGAACAGGCCGTTGCCCTGGATCTCGCGGAAGGGCAGGACCGACAGCAGCGGGCCAGCACTCAGCTCGGAAACAATTGCTAATTCCTGAGGGTTAGAAGCGTGCTTTTTAGCTTCTGATAAACTAAGTCCCATGGTTTTGTCTCTCCTTTTGTGGAATGAGGTGGTAGAGGTGAATCGTAACCAAGGGCATCACACCCTTAATTTCGGAACACCCTGCCAGCCCAACCGTCACGGTCAGTCATAACCGGGTGCTATCTAACATATAATTCCGAATTTCTATTCTTCCCAAAGAGAAAGCCCCTTTCGGGGCTTCTGCTTAACCAAATGCTCTCAGGAAGAGCTCATCCCTAGATAATCCGCTAATATCCTCAATCGGCAAACCGTTCGTATCAGTTCCGCCGTAAGCGATCCCAGCTCCCGAACCCTTGACTCCTTTAAAGAAAGTGCCGTAAACAGGATGCGCTTTGAACTTGTTGACGAATTCTTCGGGCGTCAGTCTTTTGCCTGTTTCGCTGTCAAGAATTGGGTCTCCCTGCTCATCAAGAGGAGTCAAGCTTCCATCGGCTTCTTGCTTAAACCGTGAACTCAACTGGTCGGCGAACATGTCAAAAAAGGACACTCCGTCACCGGCATCAGTTCTTCC